AAGGATTTGGACTTTTACTCATTTTTGATAACCAGAAGGAGGTGGTGTAAGCCAGTAGCGTACACCATTTATTATTTTAAAGTGAATATTTAGGTTAGGATCTTTAACTAAATATTCATCTTTAGATTTAGAAAGGTAGCTCTTCATTTACCTCTCGTTCAAGCTTCTGTGGATTAATGTTGCCAAATACTCCGTACTGCCCATCCATCGCTTTAGAGTAGATTTGTACACATTGAGTTTTAATTTTCTCTTTTTTGTTGAAGTCATATACTTCACCCTCCTTTGCTTTTTGATCTACTAGGTTTTGTAAATGATCTATGAAATGAGTAACAGAGTCAACTGGAATTGTTAGACTCAAGACCTGTTGGCCTTCGTTGAAACGATCATCACCTATAGACCATTTGATAGGTAATGGTAGTGCTGGATTAAAGTCAGCCATAATTAAAAAAATCTTTTAGTAAATTGTTTAAAAATTGATTTGTAGAAAGATTGTTCGACTTACAATACTCTCTAAGTGAAGAAGCAAGATCATCATTAGTACGCACCCCAAATACGTTTCTGTTCCAATCTTTCTTGCGTTCTGATCGTCTTTGTTCAAGTTGTTTCATAACCTGTTGACCTGAGAACTCTGCTTCTTCTGTTGTCATTTGTTGTCATCTATCTTTGATATAGCATGACTCAGAAACTCACCATGTCTAGCTTCTGTAATGAATCCTGTAACTCTGGGAACTTTAAACTCCTTAATGAAAGAAGCAGCAATTTCTTTTGCTTTGTCAGGATTGGTTTCGTTTAATTTCTTAAGCTCAACTTGTATAAGATTCCTAGCTTCAGTTGTTATTGGGGGATTCTTGATAGCTTGTTCTGAAACAGGTCCAAGTTTTTGATTAGCTTTAGTAGGTGTTCTACCAGTACCAGGTTCTTTAGGAGGTGCTTGATTTAATGACATAGCATCATCATCAAGTTCAGAACCTATACCATAGGCAGCACCAAGAGCATATCTTCTGGTATATGTAATTGATATACCAAGATCGTGCATGACATTATAACCTTTAAGTTCTTTCAAAGGTAATTTACTTTCAAGTTTTTCATCCTTGAAATATAAGGTGGTGGTCATTACTGTAAGTAACTGATCTGGCCCTAAAGGTATGTAGTCAAAAGTTTGAGTATGCGAAATACCCAATTCTGCTGCTGGTTGAAGTGCTTTTAAAACATCTTCAAGAGTTGAGTACTTACGTTCAGTAGTTACTCCTTTTCTTGTCTCTTTAGCTACCCCTGTTCTATCAGCAGATTTAACTTTAGATTGAAAGATAGCAAGAGCTTCAGATAAAGTCTGTGGCTTTATCGGTGGTTTTTCTTTTGTGGTCATTAGTAAAAATAGTTTACTGTTCTAATATATTACACATATATATTGTTTACGACAAGGCTGCCTGTAATAATGTGTTGAATTGTTCTGGTGTTAACACAACTCTCCACTCTCCTCCCCTAAATCTAACCATGCTTGCAACAAAGTCTACCCCTGCATTTTTCCTTTGTGTCTCTACCTCTCTCGGCTTAACAAGACAGGCTCGACTTTTATCCTTGTAGTCACATACCTGCACCACGCAATTTGGTATGCCATATATATCTCCAACATCATCTGGTATTCCTGCTGCTAAATTTCGTTTACATTCAAAACCTGTTACCTGAGTCAACACTTCTGCTGCTTCTCTCTCTGCCTTATCTCCTTTTCTTTTATTCGGATTCATCAGACTATATTTAATTGATAAGTTGGTGCAAATAATTCCTGTTGGGATTTATTAGTATCTAATCTATCTTTTACATAATCAAAATATTCTTTATTTATTTCAATACCAGTTGCATCTATATTTAAATCTTTACATACATCAATTACAACTCCTGATCCCATAAATGGATCTAATACTGAACTGGGCTGAAACCACTCAATAAGATTTTTAATTAATTTATATGGTTTAGTCCACGCACCTAGCTTGCTGTTCATGTTTCTTGGGTATATCAATACACTATTTAATTGTTTTCTTTGCTTTGGTCTGTAAGTTCTCTGTCCTAACTTATCACTACCAATACAACCATTACCTTTTTTTACAGCCTTTGTATCCTGATACTCTCCAACACTTGCAGATTTTGGCTGACCATATATATAAATGTAATCATGTGTAATTCTGGGAAGATCATTACTAACCCATCTACCATCAGCAAAATGCCATATCAATTCTGATCTGGGCTTACCCAATAAATTTTCAACCCGATGTCTAGATTTATGATTACAAAAAGCAATTATGTTTTTTGACAATTTAAAATCAATCTTATCCCAATCCTGGAAAGGAGGATCAAGTAATGTCAGATCAAAGTCACCTAATGAATCAATGATTTCGTAGCAATCATTGTTGTAGATATTTATATTATTCATCCCTGTAAATCTGCAATTCGTTTATCTAACTCCTGTATTCGCAAACAATACTGCTCATCAGTTATTTCATGTCTAAACCAGCTATCTCCAAGAGCAGCCACCTCATTATGAATTTTGGTGATTAAATACTTTTTTCTGCGATCAAGTTCCCTGTAAAAACATTTCATCTGAACATACCCCATCTTTTTCTTACTTTAGATTTAAGTTGTTCTTTTTTCTGTCTTGTTACAGTTAGAAAACAATCGTCAAGTTCATCAATTAAACCATCAAATTCAGCCACATCTGATATTGCAAGCGACCTTTGAAAATTAACAATAGATGCTCTAATTAGTTTTAAGTCTCTGCCTGAGACATCAAGAATGTATCTCATAATTAAAAAATAGATAATTGTTCTATAGGAACAGGAAGTTTAGCCTCATCTCCCCATTGATCTGCCATAGCTGATGCAATGCCAGTAAAAAATTTACTTCTTTTTTTTTGGACAATAGCTCTATCAACTTTGCCATCCCCCATCCACCATGTTTTTTGTTTTTCCTTAATTGGGAGGTTCTTTGTTTCTTCATAAACATTGTTTGTAGCTTTGAGTAAGGGTAAATTTTTAAGCCATAAACACGTTCTTTTATATTCCTTATGACCAAATTCATAAGGATGAATCATTTGATCTGCTTCTCTTATATGTGATGAGATAACTGAGACAGGATTCTCAATACATATTCTTTCTATTGGAGCAGCCATAAGTGTTCTTACGAAAGAAAGTGCTTCTGTTCTTAGATGTAAAGGTTTTTTACCTTCAACAAACCAACGAGCAGATGTAGTTGCCAAGTGAGTACAAGGAGGATGAGCTATCATCATTTGCCAACCCTTATTTAGATGCTTAAGAACATCACCTTTTATATGTTGTCCTTTAGATTCTGTATCTAAGATGTCGCAAGACCAAGCATCATGTCCTCTGGCAGCAAAAGCATCTCTGACAATGCCAGAATATTCACAGGCAACCAGAATTTTCACTGTTTAAGCTCTTCCATAAGTTCAGCTATGGTTTCTTCGGTATAACCAAACTCTTCTATAAGTTTTTTATATGAAAAGTATTTAACCTTCCCATTTTTTGAAAACAAACCATTCACTAATTCACTTTCATAGCTGGGCACAACCCATTTTGGTTTTATCTTTAATTTTTTACAGAAATAATCATCCTCTCTGGGAACAAAATATTCATAAATGGTATCAGAGTCAGGGTCATAAAAGATTTGACCCTTGTATGGATTTTTTGGAAAATCTGGCATTTAGAATAACTCCTGTTTTGATTCAAACTTTTCCCATGCTTCTTGCCATGCAGCAAGACATCTTTCAGTAGGCTGCTCGTTATTTAAGATACACCTACCTTCATAAGCCCAAATGGTATTGCATACATCTGGGATTATCCCATAGTTTAGTTTCAACATTTCAATGTAACAACCTAGCTGTTTATCAGTTAGATAAGGTTCTTTCCAATACATATCAATATCTTCAAGATAAATCATGCCATCTTTACCACGTTTTCTGATGTCATATTTTGAATTACCTTTGGTTTTCAAATCAATTAGTCTAATCTTTTTGGCCTTAGTATCGTATCCAAGTAAATCAAGCTGACCTCCAACTGATTTATCTGGTATAGACATCATAAGTTCTACAGCCATTGGTTCAAAATGTGTGAACAATTCATGTTCAAGTAATGGTCCAACCCATGCTTCGTAATCTCCAGCATCAATTTCTCCGCTACCAAGCATTGTTTCCTGTAGACATTCATGCACCTTAACTCCTCTAGGCTCCCAAATATATCTGTAGGCTTCGATGTTTTCTTTGGCTTCTTCTGTTAGCTCATTACAAACTTCTGTTGTAGAAAAAGCAAGCCATCTTTGTAAAGTCTCATCAAAGTATTTGTGAGTCTCCTGATCTCTGAAGATAGCGAGTGGTTTTAATAGTTCGATAGTTTTCATTTTTTGTCCTCCATTGATTTAACCTCTTGAATAAAATTTTTAAACTTTTTGTTTCTTTTTCTTTTGATAAAGACATTTGCCTGTCTATTATCTTCGACAGTTAGTGGTGAAGGTAACATTATTTACCCTCCATAAGTTCTTTAGCGGTCTTGCCCATTTCAGCCAATGTTGGTGGTAAATCATTATCGCTGGCCTTGAAATATCTAGGCTTAAATTCTGGTTCTTCTGGTTTATAGGATTGCTTCAATGGAAATAAATCTTTCCAGCCACCTGCTATAGCGTTCTCAAGAGCTTGTTTTCTGTCCTGCATAGGAAATGACCTTAACTTCTTAAAGATGCGTTCAGCAACGCTTGTAGTGCATGATCCACCTTTTTTCTTTCTGATGGGCCACCATTCAATTAAAAGATCAGCATATTCTTTTAAGTCATCAGGTATTACATCTTCATTGATTACATAAAAAGAAAATGGGTCTAGTCCTGTTGAAGTTTTTTTAGCTTTCCTTCTGGATTCGACATTCATTTTGTCTCTTATCAGGTTTCTGACAACAGCAGATACTTTCAGTTCTGGATTTGTTTTGGAATCAAGCCAAGCAATTTGTTCATGCTCCAAATACAACGTAAGTTTTTCTTTTGGCATAAGTTTATGTCTTTGTATGTAAGTGTATAAATGATTATTTATCTTGTCAACTAAAAATTCTTCTCTTTATACATACATATATGTATATATATTATATATATTATTATATATATTAATAATAAATATATTTATATATTATATATTCTTTTTCTTTTGGTTCTTTTCTTTTTCTTAAAATCGCCATTCAAGCATAAAAAAGCCATTCAAGGATCAAAAAAAGCCATTCAAGGATAATGTGATATTATGTTGATATATAAATGCCATTCATTATGAGCCAGAACTTGCAAAGAATCAGTGTCAGTGTTGACAAAGAAGAATACGAAAATTTAAAAAAATTAGTCAGACCTGGTATTTCTATAGGATTTTTAATAAGAGAATCAATACATCAATTTTTAGAAAAAACTAAAAAAAATTAAGTCTTAGAATATTTACCTTTTTCTATTAACCACTCAAATTTATTAATCATCTTTTTACAATTTTGGCAACTTAAAGCTGACCATGATAAATGATATATCCGACCTAAAGAATTACACTCAGGGCATTTAATTAATGCACCTGAGTATCTTTTACATCTTGAATATCTTGTTATTGGTACAAAATTAGTCATAATTTTCTTCCTCATAAGGAAAATCTTTTTCTTCTACTTCTTCATCATCTTCTGGAAATAACCAGTTAATTTCTGCTTCTTCTCTTTGACGATCTAATGAAGCCTGATGATAATGCATAAATGAATCACTCATATTGAACCTGTATAGGACTAATGGATTTAAGAATAAAATCAATATAAATTTCTTTATCTTTTTCCCAACTTTCTAAATTTTCTTTTACCTTATTTTTAAATTTTTTTTCAATGTAACTGGTAGGTTGTTCATCATAAAAAAACATTACATGACATTCTTGCTCTTCATCACAGGCATGACCAATAACTAAATAATGAATACCAGTTCTATTCCAATTTGAATCACTCATTATCTATCTCCTCTATTTGATCTATTTCATAATCTTGTAATTCAATATTATATTCTTCTAAATATTGTCTTTTAAGAATATCAATATAGTGTTCTTTAGAGTTAGCTTCATGGTTATTGTAAGCAAACACTACAGTAATTACTGACGTAAATAATTTAGGCATAAAAATTTTTGTAATTTGGAAAGTACTGGACTTACATAATCGTAAGGATTAATAACAATCCTTTCTTATTTAGTCATCTTATGACTTAATTAATGCCAGTTAATTAATTAGTGATTATCATGAGAATTTCTCATAGCTTTTTTAACTCCTTTTTTGCTTTTGTAATTTTAGAAATAAGTTCTATTTTTTCTATTGGATTAGTCATTGTAGGTAATTGAATTAAGCATTTATTTATTTCTTCTTCAACTTTATCTTTATAAGCTTTTAACTCTATAGCATTATGTATATCTGGTATAACTAATTCATTATAAATTCTGTTATACCATCTATTAGCAGTTGCTGTTGATATTCTAAAATGACTCTCAAAATATTTAACACATTCTGATCTAGTCTTTTCTCTATCAAGATAATCTTGAGCTAAGTCTTTAGCTTCTTCTCTTGATTCTTCCCATTTTTCTTTATCAAGCATAATATTCTCCTCCAAGTTCATAAAAACAATCATCACATAAACAAGTCCACCCTTTTAAATCAGCGAATGTATCCCAATTCAAGTCATAAGTACTATCAATAAAAGTACATTTATTACAGCTATTTATTTCAAATTTTTCCTGATTAATTGTATAAAATCTTTTTTCATAAGATTTTAAATCAGAATAATTTTTGTATAAAATATCTTTTAATTTCATTCTTCTCCCTCCTCCCATTTAAGTGCATGATCGGAAAATTCATATATCTGATCTATCACTTCTTGCATATCATATCCACGTTCAATAGCATCTTCTCCAAAAGCTATCTCAGCAATCTCATTAATAAATCTTTCTCTATCTTTTTCAATAGTCCATGATTTATCAACGGGCATATCTTTGTATCTTTGTTTATATTCCATTTATCTTTTCTCCAAACAACATTTACACATATCAACTGGTATTCTCATGTAATGAACCACTACATTCATGCCATCAAAAGTTTCTGTTTGACCATCAACTTTTTCTCCCAGTGTTATGCTTCTTTGACCATATAAATCTCCTTTATTAATTAAAGATTTACACTCATAACACTTTCTTTCTTTTCTAGTTTTTTTTAGTTTCATTTTCTACCTACATATCTAGGGTTATCTTTTAAATGATATGGATTATATTTTTTGACTTTTTTATATACCTTAATTACTGATTCAATTTCTTCATCAGTAAATCCATTTTCTTTATTTAAATCAAAATTTAAACAAATATCAAGTGCTAAAAATAAAGCACTTGCATCTTTTTCTTGTAATTTAAGATTCATAGCTTTTCTTTCCTTTAAGATGTAATCTTTCTGCTATGTCATGACAGGCATTAGCTACTTCATAACTTAGTCCAACTGTAAAATGAATAATATCCTGATATAACCTATAGGAGGATTCATTATTTGAAGCATCATAATACTTTAATAAAGTATTTATTAATGCTATTCTTTGTTTTTTTGATTCCATAATTAATAAATTTCAACGATAGTTTTAGCTTGCTTTTCAATAGATTCAAGAATTTTATGAAATTCATATGCTACGTCTTGAGAAAAATCATCTTCTTTATCTTTAAAGTTTTTTATCGTAGCTTTAATTGATTCATGAATTAATCCATATTCATTAGTAGATAATACAAGACCAATTACTTTTGTTGCATCACTTCTAAATCTAGTCATGATTTAACCTCAGAATTTAGATAATCTCTTAATTCTTTTCCCTCTAATGGATTCCAATAGAGATTAAATTGCCACCCTATATATCTAGGTAAATCTCTTATTGGAGATACTTCAAAGTATTTACCATTAACTTTTAATGGTTTATATCCATACTTATGCTTAAAAGCATTAATGAATAATGGATAATCACAATCTTCTTCTAAATAGATTTTTTCTATAGTTCTATTTATGTAAGAAAATTCAGAAATTTCATTATGAATGTCAACGTCAGTTACGTCTTTGTAACTGACTTCTAACCACCCATGACTACCATCTTCATGGAAAGTAAATTGTTTTTTCATTTTGTTTTTTTTGAAATTGTTTGAATAGTATTAATAAATTTATTTTTTTTAATATCTCTATTTCTTTGAATCTTTGCTCTACCTACTTGATTGCCAAGTGTATGTAAGAATAACTTATTTGAGTTATCCAATTTAGTCATTTTTCTACCCATTGTTATCTTTCCATAATTCAGAATGTGCAATATACCAAAGAATGTCAGTTAATTTAGCTAACTCTTTTTTGGATAATTTTAAATTTACCTTACCTATAGATTTAGGTAAGAAAGTATGATTAGTAACCAAAAACCCTATGGAATCATAAAGTTTTGCATACATTTTTTCTTTAAATTCTTTATCATTCATAATTAATACTCACATTCAAGAATTTTTCTAAGCATTACTTCATCATTCAAAAGGTATGCTTTACGAATACCTTGATTTTCATAATATTCATGAGGATCAATTAAATATTCTCCCATGATTGATTGAAAATACATCTCATTCATGGGTTGACCATTATTTGGGATAATTTCTTTTTTGGAAAGTGACATAAGTTTATATAAGTGTCATACCGTATCATACCGTATATTTTAAAATAGTAAACTATTAAATTTATATTGTTAGCTTATCCATTCAATAATGAAAATATATCCAATAATTCTTGACATTCATTACTTAATCTTCTTATCTCTTTTTGACATTCAATCTTGTTTTTTTCTATTTCTTCTTTACTTTCTTCCATTAAAAATTGATCCTCAATATAACTTTCACAATATTTTATATTTTCTTTATTCTGATAAACCCTATCAGAAATTATTTTTGATATTAAGCTTATTTGTTTAAATGTAAATTTCATTCAATTTCATCTCCCATTTTATTGAATGTTTTATTTAAATCTGGAATAAATAATTTTCCAGTATCTTTTAATTTATCAAGTGTTTCAATAAACCAAACATTATTTAAATAATGTTGATAAGGACTCAAATTTGAGTCCTTGTAATATTTTTCAGAAAATTTCATTTTATAAAAGGTAAATAAGTAACATTACATTCATAAACTTTTTCATTCATACCCATATTTATAATAAAATCATTTTTTTCATTCTTATCTAAACAAATTAGTGCAGTACGGGAACTTTTTTTAATTCCCTTTACAAATTGACCATCAAATAATAATTCATAGTCAAAAACTTGACCAATCATTAAGTCTCTAAATTTTTTTTTCATTTTTTTATTTTCCTGTAATTTGTAAAAGTTCTTTTTCAACTGGTGTTATATCAATATAATTATTATCAACTATTGATTCAAAAAAACTAGGATTGCATTCAAGATATTTTAATTTTCCTAAGTAGTTATTTATATGTCTTGTTGTGGTTCTTGAATACCATTCATTTGTTTTATAATATTTTCCTTTTATTTTTCCTGCTACTGCTGTCTTATAACTGTAGAAAATTTCTGTATCCTTGTTAATTTCAACAAGATTTTGATTTGATCCGTAAGGAATTAATTTCATTTTAAAAAATTGGAAAGTACATTTTTATTATATATCATTTTTATATAAAAAAAATAGACCAGATATAAAAACCTGATCTATTAATAATTCTATTTTTATTTTTATTTATCCATAAACTAATTCTCCAAAAATACATTTCTGCATTATATAATCCATATCTAAAGCATCCAAATATCCATAATCCTTACTAGCTAAACTATCAATAATAGAATTTCTTAAACTTGCTTTAGTGTTTGGATGTTCAATAATTGATTTTATAGTATTAATAAAATCTCTTATTGTTTTATCTTTATGAATTTCTATTTCTGATTTATCTTCTATCTCATAGCATTGATAATCTAAACAGAATAAATTTGAATCTAAATTTAAATTATTAACATTAATATAAATTCCCCCCTCTCTTTCAATTTTTAAAAATCCTTTTTCATATGGTTTATTTGGTTCAAAATTTACATAAATTTGACCCCAATAAGAAATTCCTTGACCCGCAGTTATTAATAAACTAATCAAATCCTCTTCAGAAATTTGATAATTAGTTGTTGCAGAAAAAGAAAATAGTTTTTCTTTTTTTCCATGTTGTTTTTTATCAGTTGAACTAATTGTCCATGTTGTTTCTTTGATAGTCATAATTAAAAAAAGTTAGTTGTTAAAAGGTTTTTGGGGAAATCATCATTGATTGATGTCCCCCAGGAAGAGTTAAAAATTTTAAAAATAATAGGTTAAACATCCGAGATAAGGAACTTTTCTTTTTGATAATGTTTTACCATCTTTAAGAATCTTCCACATTCCCCGATCATCACAGCACCACCCGTTTTCACATTTTGTTATGTCATAAAAATGAACATACCATTTACTTTCAGGTTTCCATCTATAAAGATGTTTCCATGATGATTTAGCGTTTTTAATTGCTTTAAGTGCAATTAGTTCAACTGGATCATCAGAGGATTGATACCAACTAGAACCAGCAGAAACATAAATAAAACCTAGAATAGTTTTATCTTTAGTATTTTTAAAAATTTCTATAGGCATTTTTTTAAATCTCCATTGTTTAACTTTTGAATTTCTAAGCATCTTTGAAAAGTTGCCATTTGATAATCTGAATTTTTAGAACTTTGAACATTTACCCATGAATTAGTAAACATCAAAATTAAAAATCCTATTCCATAAAAAATTAGATTGTATTTCATTTTTAAATATCTCCTAAAGTAATTTGTCTTAATTCTTTAGTTAGACATAATTTTAAAAATCCACTTCTTGTTAAATCTGGATTTTTTAATTGAATAGCAGCATCAAGTAATTTTGCTATTTCTGGTTTTAAGGTTACTTTGACCTCTACCGTTTTTCTCCCCTTGTTTTGGGTTTTTAATTGCCTAGGCATTTTGGAAAGTTTGATAATTTTGTTTTTTATTGCTTGAGTAATCTTATGAATTAATTTTCTTTTATATCTCTTTGATGTTTTTTCATCTCAAGATTTTTTTGATAATTAATTTTAAAAACTACTAAAGCTTAATTCTATTATATCAAACATATATAACTATTCCAGACTATTTTATTATTTATTCTTACTAACTTTTTCAGACTTGTTCCCCCTGGAAAAAATTTTTTCAGACTATTTCAGACTATTTTTTTTCAGACTTTTTCAGACTTTGGGGGGACTGTTTCAGACTTTTTTTGCAAAAAATCGCCATGAGGAACTTAAATATATATCAGCTAATTTTTTGGTTCTACTTTTATTGAAAGTTCTGGAGCTTGGATATTTACAGTTTCTACGGATTCACCTATAACTTTACCTAGAGAGTCTAGGATCTGTGCTGCTGTTTGTAGTTGACCCTTTTTAACTGCTTTATTGAATAAGCGTACTCTCATGGCTTGTAAGCGTGGCAAAAGAGTCTCTCTATCTTTTTCCCAATCTTCATTATTCCAAACTTTTACTCTATTCCAATCATCCCAAGCGGTAGTTTCGGAGATACCTTCAATATTTGCGTGTTCTAGGACTAATTGACGAGTAGTTTTACCTTCAAGTTGACGAGCATAAAGTCTTTGAGAACGTTTTAGGACATCTGACATAGCAGAACGAACTCTTTTTCTGTTTGGTTGAACTATTGGATTATTATTTATGTTATCTGGGAAGGTAGAAGAAGCCACGGACTTGATCTTGTTAAGGGTTGTTACTGAAACTATAACCTAAAAATGTTGAAATAGGCTATAAAGAGGGGGTACTTATTCAGACTTTTGTTATTTTTTAGGGTATGGCGGTAAAAAAACAGGAAGAGATAAGTTTAAGGTATGCACAGGGGGAGGTATTTAATTGTGATAAAAGATTTCGGGTGTTGGTTGCAGGAAGAAGGTTTGGGAAGTCATATTTATCCTGTATCGAGTTGCTTAGAGGAGCAATCAATCGACCTGGTGAGGTTTATTTCTATTGTGCTCCTACTTATCGCATGGCAAAAGATATTGCATGGAAAGAATTGAAAAGGTTGACACCGAAGGTATGGATTCAGAGTAAGAATGAGACAGATTTAAGGTTGGAATTGATAAATGGATCAACTATTGAGTTAAAGGGAACTGAAAATGCGATGGCATTGAGAGGTAGAAGTCTGGCAGGGGTTGTATTGGATGAGGCTGCGTTTATGGATCGAGATGTATGGGCAGAGGTTATTCGACCTGCATTGGCGGATAAACAGGGATGGGCTTTGTTTATCAGTACACCTGATGGAACTGCAAGCTGGTTTTATGATATGTGGTGTTATTGTGGCGAGCAGGAGTGGGATGATTGGGCCAGATGGAGCTTTACTACGATACAGGGAGGTAATGTAGCAGAGGAGGAGGTAGAGGCTGCCAGAAGTCAGTTAGATGCGAGAACATTTAGACAAGAATTTGAGGCAAGTTTTGAAAATCTTACTGGTTTGGTTGCTGTCAGCTTTGGAGATGACAATATTGATAAAGAAGTGCAAGACCTACATATGCTGCCATTGTTGTTGGGTTTAGATTTCAATGTGGACCCCATGGCAGGAATTTGTGCGGTAAAGCATAATGATTGCCTTTATGTGTTCGATGAAATTATGTTGACGGGTGGAGCTACAACATGGGATTTTGCAGAAGAGGTTACAAGAAGGTATGGAGTGGATCGAAGGATTATTGCCTGTCCTGACCCAACGGGTAGTGCAAGAAAGACAAGTGGGGTTGGAGTTACAGACCATACAATCCTCAGAAGGTCTGGTTTTACTGTTATGAGTCCAAAAAGTCCGTGGAAAATTAGAGATAAAATTACTTCTGTTAACACTGCTTTACTTGATGCAAATGGAAATCGAAGAACTTTTATTCATCCTCGTTGTAAAGAATTGATAAAATCGCTTAGAACTCTTACATATGCACCGAATACTGGTTTACCTAATAAAAATTTAGGAGTTGACCATGCGTTTGATGCTTTTGGTTATCTTTGTCTACAACAATTCAACCTTGCAAAACCAGAGACATTAGGCCAAACTTCGTTTAGAATATACTAAGATACCTAATTCTTACCATGTACCATTCTACAACTAAGAAAAAGAAGAAGAAAAAGAAGGGAGGCAAGAAGAGAAGTGAATGTTCCTGTAAATAAAGCGTTATACTCTAGGGTAAAAGCAGAGGCTAAACGTAAATTTAAGGTTTATCCGTCTGCTTATGCTAATGCGTGGCTTGTACGAGAGTACAAAAAACGTGGTGGTACTTACCGAGTGGAGAAAAAGCGTGGCAAGAAGTAGTGGCGGTCTTACCCGTTGGTTCAAAGAAAATTGGGTTGACGTAAAAACAGGTAAACCTTGTGGCCGTCAAAAAGGCGAAAAACGGGGTTATCCAGCTTGTAGACCCAAAAATCGTGTATCAAGTAAGACACCTAAGACTGTTGGAGAGATGACAGCAGCCGAAAAAGCAAGGTTTAAACGTGAAAAAACAGGTAGTAAAAAGATAAGTTATCAACATAGACGTAAAAAGAAGAAAAAATAACTGTGAAAAACGCAGTTTCAAGGTAATATATTGTTATAAGTAAATTTTTCCTAGAATCATGGCATTTTTTCGTGGCGAAGAAGGCTCTGTATCATTTGATAACGGAACTGGATCAGTTGGAGCTATAGCTTCTACAACAGCTTGGACATTAGATACTACAAAAGACACTCTTGAATGTACTGCTCATGGAGATACATCAAGAAAGTATGTAGGATCTTTAATTTCTGGTTCTGGTACTGTTGATCTTCTTTATACAGCTACAAGTGGAGATGATACTGCTGAAATAATTACAGATGTATTAACTGCTGAAGATTCTGGTGATGCTTCATTCAACCTTTTCTTAGATACATCAGGTAGTAAAAAATTAAGTTTTAACGGAATTATTACAGGAACTTCATTTAGTTCTACTGTTGGTGATATTTCTACAGTATCAGTTAGTTTTGTCACAACTGGTGCTATTACTTCTGCTGTCTAATGCCTAAAGGATCTTATTCGAGCAAACAACGTAAACTTGCTGCTGTTGCTCCACCACGGGATAAGATCACGGCTGCTGATCTTAAAAAACTACGTTCTAAGAAAAAAAAGAAAAAGAAGTGAAACTTACCACTCGCCAAAAAA